AAAGGAGTTTATCCAGTGAGAACATTTATAGTAAATGGTTGGAATAATGTAATGGATGATAAACGAAATCCGTTAAGTAATATTCCAGATCTTCAAGTGCGACATTTAGTAATGCAAGTGTTAGCTTGGATGTGGTGTATAGTATTTGCGTTTATTGTTGGCAGTTGGACTGCATTTGGCATCAGTGCTGTTATTCATGTTATATTACTTGCTGCAATTGCAATAACAGTAGGAACATTTGAAACAGCTAAACGCAATCCAAACTTTTTTTCCAGTTTTCCCACATCTACTCCTAGTCGTGCAAGAAATTATATGTGGATGGATGGTAAAAAAATTAAATTAGATCCACAAGATAAAGGCGGAGAACACGAGTAATGAATGTATTAAGATCTGTGACTAGAGATGCTAAAGCTATTAGCATGGGAAAAGATAAAATTAATTCTGAAATTGAATTTTGGGAAAATAGTAAACGTAAACCTCGTGCAGTAAAACAAAGACTCGAAAGATTGTATACAGCTCGAACTCAAATTGATGAAAATCCAGAACATATAGATACCTTAATCGATGATTTAAAAGGAATTCAAAATGAAAGCACATAAACTAGATATGATTTATGCGTGGGCTAAAGATGCTGGTGTCAGTGGATTTGATCACTTAGATCCAAAGGCTATAGCAAAACAAAGGCAATACGGAATTAAAAAATTTAATGAAAGTAAGAGAAACGATGAACACAAGAGAAACAGTGATCACAAATGAAGTGGCTATTAGCTTGGTATAAAAGATGGCTGGCTAAAAAAGAAGCAGGCGTGCCCAAGTACTTAGGACGTAAGTAATTAAAAAAAGGGGAGATCTTTTCTCCCCTTTTCTCATCTTATTTTCTATTCCAGATTCCCCAAAGAACCCAGACAGCAATAAGACCCATAATCCCGTGTGACCCTAATGTACTGAGCATCGAAGAAACGTTCTCGACTACGCTTAGCCCTTGTGGCATGAATGGCATATTGCCAAGACCAAGAACTTCAACAACGATTGCTAGTGCTGCTACGCTGATACCAACGTCGGCTAGTGCACCAGCCCATTGTTTAATTTTATTTAGCACTTCCATATAGTGCCTCCTCTAGTAGTTATGAGAGACATTTACTCTCAACATTATTTTATTTATCTAAAAGCAAATTTTATTAGGTTTACATTTATTATAAATATGGGTATAATACTTTAATGGAGTAAATTGTGCTTAGATTTATAACTTATTTAAATGAGGGTAAAATGAATTATGTAAAAATGGTTCCTTCGCAATGGGATAAACCTAATGCACAAACAAATGAGCCACGTTTAGATATACTAAGAAAGATTATTAGTGATAATATTTCTATTCCATTAAATACTGGTAAAGAAGTCACAATTAATAATACAAAAGAAAATCAAGACGCTGTAAATACATTACAGTCTACTATGAAGCCCGTTAAATTAAGTACAAGTACAGGAGAAATTTCATCTTCACAAATTGGTAAATCACCTATTTTTGGAGGAGGAACAGGTGGATCAGGTGGAGGCACTGCACAAACTGCATACGCAGAAGGTTTGCAATGTGTATGGATCCACGCTATGCTAGGTGGTAGAGTTCAAGCATTTGAAAAGTATACACAGACAAAATTAAAACAAGCATATGCTAAAGCTGAATTAGATGGTCTATCATTTGAAGAAATGATGAAACTAGATCCATCATGGCATTGGTCATCTTATTGGACTACAAAAATTCTTATGCAAAAAGGTTATATAAAATCTGGTATGACAATGCATCGTGGTTCAGATGTTATGAAAAAAATATACACACTTAAAAATACAGCATTTAGAAATTCTGGTATAATAAAATTAACAGATGACAAATGGAATCCTGGAGATATATGGGCTGTAGCTCGTGGTGTTAATGTTGATACTACATTATCAAGTGATTCAGTAACTCAATTGAATGCAGATTTAGTACAAGCCTTTGATGATAGAAAAATTGTTGGTATATCTCTTAAAAAAATTCAGACCGAAGCTGGTATGAAAATCGTTGAACAAAATAGAACAGAAGAACTTGATTCGCATACGTATACACGTTCATCGTTAATGGCTAAATTTGCAAAACTCGGAGAATCATTTTTTAGAAGTAAAATGGGAAATGTTTATTTTGATACTACAAGTAAAATGGATGTTAGAGCTTCTGCTGCATTTGCCTCGCCGAATATGGAAATCACATTAAAAACTGCACGAGGAGGCAGAGCTTCTTGGGCCCAAGTTAGTCAGTCAGCAAAAAAGAGAATGAATTATAATATGCCAACAAATCCTGAATTAGTACGTCATGCTAAAGATTTAAAAAGCAGAGGTGCAAAGTCAAGTTATGCCAATAATTTTTTCAATATGGCAAAAACAGTGCATCCTAATATTACTAATAAAGCTTTATTTTTTGAGGACATGACAAAACAAACTGCAATACAATTGCATAGTAAACTTGCAGCAACTCATGTTTGTTCTATGCTAGAAAAAAATAAAAACAATGGTAAGTCAAGTGCATTTGTAACTGACTTAGTTAATTACGCCGGGTCTAAAACAGCTGAATCTTCAATCTATGTAAAGGTCTATGAATAATGTCATTCGCAGAATTTATTACAGAACAAAAAAATACACATATGACTCATATCGAAGATAAGGTTCTTTATGGCGGTGTTAAAGGCACGCGTGACGCTATTATGGCATTGCGATCATTGCGTGATATGTTAGGAGGACAACATGATGGAAACGTATCTCTTAAATGGGACGGTGCTCCTGCTGTGTTTGCTGGGATTGATCCTAGCGATGGAAGATTCTTCGTGGCGAAGAAAGGGATCTTTAACAAATCTCCCGAAATATACAAGAACGATGCTGATATCGATGCTGCTACTAGCGGCGATCTCAATACAAAGCTTAAGCTCGCTCTTCAATATTTTCCCGAACTAGGAATTAAAGGAATTATACAAGGTGATCTTCTCTTTAGTCCAGGCGACGTTAAAAAAAGCAAAATCAAGGGGGATGACTACATTACCTTTCATCCTAATACTATCGTATATGCAATACCGGCAGGCACGGAAATGGCCAGGGATGTACAATCGAAAAAGATCGGTGTTGTATGGCATACGACCTACACGGGATCATCATTCGAATCATTAAAGGCATCTTATGGTGTTGACGTCACTAAGTTAAGAAAGTCAAAAAATGTTTGGTCTCAAGATGCTATGCTAAGAGACATGACAAAATATACAATGTCTAAGAAAGATACGGAGGAAGTTAATGCTCACCTTTCTAACGCAGGTAAAATCTTCAATCAAATCAGTGGTAACACGCTTAGGACCTTGGAATCTAATAAAGATCTTGCTGGTCTCATTGAAACTTTCAATAATAGTTATGTACGTCAAGGTCAAATTGTTACTAACACTCGGGCCCACGTTAATAAGTTGGTTGCGTGGATTAATGCGCGGTACAAAAAAGAAATAGACAAAAGATCAACTGCTGCTGGTAAAGCTGCTCAACAGAAAAAATTGAATGATATATTAGCATTTTTCTCAGCAAAAAATAAAGTTTCTTTGAAAAAAATGTTCGATTTGCAACAATCTATCGTAATGGCGAAATTAAAACTTATAAATATCCTTAATAAGTTAGGTAGCATCGATACTTTCTTGAAAACTACAAACGGTTATAAAACAACCGGTCAAGAAGGTTATGTTGCTATTGATACACTTGGTGGTGATGCAGTGAAAATTGTGGACCGTATGGAATTTTCATACGCAAACTTTTCACCAGATATATTAAAGGGATGGGATAAACCAGGAAGGTAAAACAATGGGAAGACCATTACGATTTAAAGATATGATTAATTCTGATCCAGCTCCTGGAGAAGATGAAGCTATTGCCGCAAAACGTGCTAAGATGAAACGCGGTGTTGCTTATGATGAGGCACTAAACGTAAGTCAAAGACTTGCTCGCAAGCGTCTCATGAGAAAACTAGCCCCTAAAATTAAGATTGGTAGAGAGCGCGCGAAACGTCGTATGCCTGATATGGCACGATTTAAACGCCGCGCCGATAAAGCTGCACGTAATTTCTTTTTAAAGAAATTTTCTAAGGGTCAAGCTAAAGCAAGTCTACCTATGGCTAAAAGAATGGAATTAGAAAAACGACTAGAAAAGCCTGCAGTGAAAAAACGTATTGCTATGTTATCAAAAAGACTACTGAAAGATGTCCGTAAAAAAGAAATGGACAGAAGGAAACAAAAATAGTATGGAATTTTCGTTTAAAAAATTCTTAATTGAGGAAGAGAAGGTAGTATATTTTACATTTGGTAGAATGAATCCTCCTACAATTGGCCATGAAAAAGTTTTAAATAAACTATCACAGTTGTCAAAGCAAATGCCTTACCGCATTTATCTTTCTCAATCACAAGATGAAAAAAAGAATCCTTTAAATTATAGATCAAAAGTAAAATATGCCAGAAAAATGTTTCCTAAACATGCTCGTTCTATTTTAAATGATGCTACAATAAAAAATCCGCTGCATGCCTTAGTAAAATTATATAATGAAGGATTTAAAAAGGTAGTAATGGTTGCTGGTTCAGATAGAGTCAATGAATATAAAATACTAATTAACAAATATAATGGTAAAAAATTTAGAGATGGTTTTTATAATTTTCAAAGCTTAGATGTTGTTTCAGCTGGTGAAAGAGATCCAGATGCTGAAGGCGCAATGGGAATGTCTGCTACTAAAATGAGATCTGCGGCTAAAGAAAATGATTTTACACAGTTTGCACAAGGTTTGCCGAAGGCAGTATCTACAGCAGATGCCAAATCTATTTACAACGATGTACGTAAGGGCTTGGGATTAAAAGAACAAAAAGAATTTAAAAACCATGTAAAGCTAGAATCAATTTCGGAAACACGTGAAGCATATGTTAGTGGAGATTTATTTAGTACTGGAGATCTTGTAGTTGTAAAAGAAACATCTGAAGTCGGTAAAATTATACAGTGCGGTAGTAATTATGTAATTATAGAAACTAAGCAAGGTCAATATCGTAAATGGCTTGATAGTATTGAGTTAGTAGAAAAAGTTGCTCAAGACAAAGATGTTGCTAAGGTCAAAGGTACACAACCAAAACCGTATTATAAAGGCTTGAAAAAAGCAACTAAAAAATCAAGAGCTCAACATTTTAGAAATTATGCCAATAAATCAGATGCAGAAAAAAAGGCAGCACCATATAAGAAAGCGCCTGGTGATGCATCAGCAAAAACTAAGCCTAGTAAGTGGACTAAGAAGTTCAAAGATATGTATGGCGAAGATATTGATATGGCTAAAAAAAGAATTGACAGAGAGAAAAAACTCGATAAAGTTAAGCATGACCGTATATTAGACCGAGCTCGTTTAAGAGACACTATTAAAAAAAATAGGGAAACAAAATAATGACAATGAAGTTTAACGAATACTCTGATTTGTATGAAGCTAGTGGATTAGCTGATAAAGCTAAGAAATCTGGTGTTTCTGTTGGTACATTACAAAAAGTATACAACAGAGGCGTAGCAGCTTGGAAATCAGGTCATCGACCAGGTACAACACCTCAACAATGGGGACATGCCCGCGTAAATGCATTTATTGTTAAAAAGAAAAAGGGTGGACTAAACCACGATAAGGATTTAGCGTAATGCCACTCGGTAAAAATGCAGATGCTGGTGATTATGTAAAAGATTTTGCAAAATCTAAAGCTCCACAATTTAAAGGTAAATCTAAAGCTAAACGTAGACAAATGGCAATAGCGGCTTATTTAGATAAAAGAGATTCTACTAAAGAGGAAAGAAAAATGAAAACGTTTGATGAACTAAGGTCTTCTATAAAAGAAAATTTAAATGAAGCCTATGTCGATGATGTTCCATCGAAAGCCATGTCTAAAGGTTTAGATTCTCGAGGATCTGGAGGAAAAGGTGGATTAGCAAAAATTCATCAACACCATGCTGACGCAGCAGCTGCTCATGATACAGCTTCTAAAACTAAAAGACAAGATCTTGGAGTTGTAGCTGCTCATAAGAAAGCAGCTGACTCACATAGAAAAGCTTCTGCAGCCTTAAAAGCTGGTAATCACCAAGCTGCAATAGATCATGGCAAAAAAGCGCGAGAACATGCAATTGCTATTCATAACTCACCGCATGGCGGTGCGACATCTAAAGCTGCACATAAGGCAACTACTATGGCTGTACAGCATCATAGCGATGAGGCTAAACACACTAGAGATAACCATAGGGATAACGAAGTTGCATATTCACGAATGTCAACTGTTCAAAAAATTAAACATAAAGTAAAAAAGGCTTTTACAAAAGAAGGTTATGCATCAGCCGCACAGCGTAAAGCAGTACATGCTAATAAAGCAGATGGTGGCAAAGGGCATCCAGATAATAAAAAAGAAGCTAAGTCTGCAGATTTGAAACCTGAAAAGTATACAGATGCGAATGGCAAAGTAAAAATTAGAATGGTGCCTACTACAAGAGAAGATACCTCAGATGCCGTTAAAGCATTTCTTGCAAAAGGTGGTAAGATTAAAAAGCTTCCACCGGCCAAAGCACAGGGTTACCACGGCAAAGATGATCCAGGTGCTGATGTTCATGGTTTAATTAGTAAGCCTGATACAAAACAAATTGGAACACGTAAGAAAGTTAAGTCAATGGAAGGTGTTTCTGAATCTATGCTTGGTATGAGAGATTCAGAAAAATTAAATGGCGGCAAATCATTAGATCCTCGACATAGATCTGCTGCTTCTCATATTGATTATCACCATAGACAAGATGGTGGTCACAACCTACCAGGTGGAGATGCTGATAGACATAGACACAAAACTGCTAAAAAACTCGGATATAAAGTCGAAGCTAAGCGTACTGTAGTTTCTGATAGGCCTGATCGACTTGCATCTATGAGAGTGTCAAAAGATAAACCTCCATTTGATAATGCAGTACCTGCGAAGAAAAATGTAAAAGATCGTTTTGGCAATACTATAAAACTAAAAAACCGAGCAAAAAATCTTGCACGGCAAGCCGCTAAAAAAGCTACAAGCGAAGACGTAAATGAACTAGATCAAAAAACTATGAATAGCTATTACGGTAAAGCACAAAGAAGTAAAGATAGAGCAACAAATTCTGCAGTTGCAACTATACTAAGAAAAGGTGATCATTCTAAAGATTTGCAAACAAGAAATAAACGTGATAAAGGTATGGCACTTGCTAAATCACGAACAATTAAAAAGATGCGCGGAGACAAGTAATGAAATCGTTTAAGTCGTTTAGTGAAGAAATGACATTTAAAGTAGATGTCGAAGGATTACCTGCTATGTATGTTAATGGTAATTCACCTGGAGAAGTAAAAGCTCATCTTCGCAAACTAGTTAAACAGCCATCAATGATTAAATCTGTAAAAAGGCAGACTAAACATGATGTGAAGAAAATGTACCGCGATAAAGCTCAAGGTAAAAATGTTGAAGAAGGTTATGAAGGTCGGCCAGACGGCAGACTTCCATTAGGCAAAAGAAATTCAGATCATCCTATTGTAAAAAAAGCAAAAGAATTGGTTAAGACCCTACCGCCTAGCAAACCATTAAAAGATCTTATTAAAAAAGAAGCTATCAAATATACGCATGTTGCAGTCGATAAAAAGGGTAAAGTTGCAGGAATGGCTAGCAAAGCATCTGATGCAAAAGATATGGCCCGAAGACATGGTGGAACACATCATCAGTTAAAGAAACCTATGCATCCTAAAGTAGGTGATATGATGATTAACAAATCTTACAATCCTGTATTAACAAAAGAAATGACTCAACAAAGTAAAACACATCCTAATCTGAAGGTTGCTGTTGGTAAATCTGCACAATCAGCAAAGGATAGTAAAGCTCGAGCAGATAAAAGAAGAGCACAAAAGGCTGGTACTCCACTAGCGGCTGACACTTCAGGCAATGTTGATTATGGATCTGATAAGTCTGTTAAGATTATGAAAAAGAAAACTCCTGGTGAAATGCAAGAAAGAAATTGTGGTTGTGGCCAAACTCCTTGTATAACATATGGTAGAGTCAAAGAAGGTAATGGATTATGGGCTAATATACATGCTAAGCGCCGTCGTGGAGAAAGAATGCGAAAGAAGGGCGAGAAGGGTGCACCAACACCAGCAGCAATTAGATCAGCTCAAAAAAATGAGAAGATTAGTATAGGAAAAATTCGGAGGGCAGCGTACAAAACCGGCAGAGTTTTGGGAGATGTTAGCGCAGTTAAAAAGGGCAAAGTTGCAAGACGAGTAAAAAACCGCGTAGTTGGAAAATTACTTGGCAAAGCAGTAGGTAAATTAGGATTATTCAAATAATGGATAAGTTTAAAACATTCTTTGAAAAGAAATACGGCGATTCTAAAGGGCATTTTATTCCTACATCTAAAGGTGCTGGAATGACACAAAAAGGGGTCGATGCTGTTAATAGAAAAACTGGCGGAAATTTGCAAACTGCTGTAACAGGTAAAGTAAAACGTGGTTCAAAAGATGCAAAACGCCGTAAATCATTTTGTGCAAGATCTCGTGGTTGGACTGGTGAAAGAGGTAAAGCAGCAAGAAGAAGGTGGAAGTGTTAATGGCCGAAACAACAACCATAACTCGACTTGACCGAATAGAAGAAAAAATCGATAAGCTTGCTGAAGCTATGATATCGCTAGCTCGTGCGGAGGAAAAAATTAATAATTTGCAAGATGATCATGATAAAATGTATGAACGAATTAATCGTTTGTCTGCAAAGTTAGACGATATTGAGAAGAAAGTAGACGATAACCATAGGACTGTGTGTCTTATAAATAAGTTAGTATATGCTGCTCTAATCGCGGCTATTGGAGCGTATGTGGCTCAATTCATAAGTTAGGAGAATAAAATGTTCGGTACGAACCCATTTAATGAGTACAGGGCCACTCAACAACCGGTCCAAGAAAGAACCAGCGCTGAATGCAATGGTATGGTTTGTAAAAATTGTGGAGACACATTTGGCAATCCAACCGAAGGAAGTTGCATGTATGATTCAAAAAATCCAAATGGAAAAAATTGGATGGAAGCTAAAGCAACTAACGAAGGTGTAAACGAAATATCAACAGGAGTTGTTGGTCGTTACGTTAAAAAAGCAGTACCAAGTGCAGCAGGTGCTGGAGATAGAATTGGTAGATCTGGAGGTTTAGCTGATCCAGAACAGCGTAAGAAATCCACAGATAAAGGTATTAATACATTTGTAAAAAGGAACAAAGGTGTAGGAATGGCTGTCGATAAAATTACAGGTAAGGCAAAGGTACCTGCTACAGAGGGTACACAATATGTAATACCTGAAGAAATTCCTGCCACTGAGCGTACAGCATTTCATGGTGCAGCTGCAGCTGCTGCCAAAGCTGGTAAATCACACTTTAATTTTGCTGGTAAAAAACATCCAGTAACAATGAAGAAAGATACAGCACGTGCTATTGCCGACCAAAAGGAAGGCTATTATAAAGATATGGAAATCAAAAGACAAGATAAGGAAATGGGAGCTAAGCCTGTTCCTACAAAAAAGAAAAAGGAAGCTAAGGCTGGTAAGAAAGAAGGTGATATTGAAATGAATCCAAAAATGGACACCGGTAAATCGGAACAAAAAGAGTCCCGTATTCGTACAGCTTTAAAATCTGTATTAGTAGAAAAAGAGAATCATTCTCCTAATCAAGATAAAGCTGAAAAGATGAAGGATAATCGTAAAGGCAAAGGTGCAGAAGATATGATGGCACCAGCAGATGCTGCAATTGCTAACCCTGCAATTGATGAGCCTGATCGTATTAAGAAAGATGCTGCAAAGATGACAGCAAATGTCAAAACTGCGGCTAAACGTAAAGGTGATAACCCACAAGGTGATACTAAAATTAAACCCGGTGGCACACCGATGAAAGATCCTGCAGCTATGAAAGCAGAATCTGCATATGATAATATGTCTGCAATTAAAGCAGCATATGCGTCAATGTACGAAGAAGATGCAGTTGAAGAAAGCTATACTCATGAAGTTGATTACGCTGAGGATGGTAAGCATACTGCAAAAAAGTTCATGGCCCACGCTAAGAAAGCTGGTATTAAAGCAAAGATACATGACCCTAGTGGTCCAGGCGGGGGCCACCCAGTTGTGCATTTAGGTCATAAAGACGATGATCATATGCATAAATTTTTGAAAAAACATTATGATCCCGACATGGAAAAAGGTGATCTGAAACATCATAAAATATAGGAGAATAGATTATGGCAATCTCGCCACCAAGTTTTCAAAAAGATGCAATTCCAACTCCAAACGGTTGGGTTCATCCTAAAACAAATGAGCTACTTTTAGCACGTAGAATTAATAAAGAAGATATTAATGAATATCTTTCTCCTGCTGCAGCTCCACAACCTCTAAGAGAATCTCCAGTTACAGAAGCTGAGTTTGTTGAAGAGATTATGGAAAGCGATGCAGTTGATTTTGATTCTATGACTAAGCGTGAACTTGAAGAATTCGGTAGGGAACACGGCGTAGAGCTTGACCGTAGAGAGAATAAACAAAGTTTGATAGCGCAAGTTAAAACATTGATGGATTAGCATATATAATCTTGTAATGAAAAATCTTGAAACTAATTTAAATGATAGCAATATTTTGTTGTATGCGGCAAAACATTATTATAATCCAACCTTTTCTGATATAGAGGAGTTTAATGAAGACTTAAAACGATTCAAATATATCAAAAGATTAATCAACCGTTATCTTGATCAAGATAATTTAGGCGATAGATTATTAATGAATCATATCATAGTGGTCTTTAATGTTTTTGGTATAGAACCCGCTTTAAATATATTACGCGTTAAATTAGATGAAAGACACTGGCCAGTAATAAAACCATTTTTAGTATTTTTAAGTTATATAAAAAATGATCAATTAACTGGTGTAAAAATGGATCAACGTGTTGTAGAGGTTTTAAGGAAAATATAATGGGATTGATAAAAAGAGCTGCTGACCTAACTTACACATTCAGATTTATTCGAATGTTAGTAATGGACTGGAAGGAGTGGGATGCCTACAAAGAAGGTATCATTAATGCAGAAGGCAAAAGAAATCGTAACGTTAAAATTGACAACGATGCGAAAAAATCTGCGTATACTCCTTTCATTAGACTGTGCGCAAATGTCAAAAGGTTGGTTTCTAATATTCCCGGTGGTAGTAGTAAGCTTGGTAGTTTTGCATCTGCTTTGTATCTTATTAAAGAACATTATAAATTAAATGATAAACAAATTGAAGCAATAACAAAAAAATTAGGTGTAGATAGCGTAGATGTAGTTTTAGAAAATAATGCATGGTATATGTTAGAAGATGGATCTATTGGCCCTGGAATTTATAAATTAAAAGAAAATAAGTTGTTAAGTAAGAATCTCACTGAAATGGCATGGAGAAAAGATCAAGTTAGAATCGAAGAAGATTGTTATTCTATAGGATCTGTATTTGGTATTCCAATTTATGAAGCATTGCATATTAAAACAAATCAAAAAATTCACGTAACTGTTAACGAATTGGATAAGTAATAAATGCCCGAAAGTCGTAATAGAGACATAGCTAGATTCTTAGGTAAAACTGAAGCAAATAATCCAAGTAATGTACGACTTACAAGCACTGCTGATGGAAGCGGTCTAGTTGTATATGCTACTAAAGAAAGTTTGCCTTCAGCTGGATTATCTTCTGGTGATCAAGCATTTGTGACGGCTAATAGTCGATTTTATATATCGAATGGTTCCGGTTGGTATAATGTTGCTATGATCAACGCTACGCCAACATTAAGTATTAGTCCATCAGGTGCTATTCAACTTGCAACTGATGGTAGCACTCCTACTGTAGTAACATTAACAGCTGCAGATTCTGATAACGCAGTAGCTGGATTATCACTTACTGTAGAATCTGATGGAAATTTTGGTGGATTAGCAACGCTTAGCCAAGATTCTAGCGTATTTACAATTACACCAAAAGCTCAAGCTGATGCTACTCAAACTAATTCAACACTTACATTTAAAGCATCTGATGGTATTAACATTGCTTCTGGCACAACAGCATTCTCATTAACTTTCGAAGCCGATTGGACTGGAGGCTTTACCTTAGTTAAGAATTTTGATGAAGCTAGTGCTAGTGCAAATGCTCAATTCGGTTCATATACTATGGATATAACACCAGATGGAACTCGACTTATGGTGTGTGCGAGAGAAGATGATAATGCAAGTGGCCAAAATATTGGAGCTGTATATATTTACACTACTACAGATAATTGGGCTAACTGGACTTTAGAACAAAAAATCCAACAAGGCGGAACCAGTTATAATAACGTGCCTCATATATATCACGGTGCTCAAGGAGCTGCCATAAGTGATGATGGTAATTGGTTAGTTGTAGGTGCATCACGATACTCATCAAGTCTTACAGGTAGAGTTTACCTATATGAAAGATCAGGCACAAGTTGGTCTGCGCACAGTAATTTTGGATCACCATCTGGTATGAATTATTATTTTGGTGACGGCGCATTTGATTTTAGCGCAGATGCTGGTGTAATGGCTATAGGACATCATTCAAATTCTACAAATAACAAAGGACAAGTTTATTTTTACACTCGATCTGGTTCTACGTGGACATATCGCGGAGTAGAATATGGAAGATCAATACAAAATGTAAGAGGATATTTTGGCCAAGGTGTAAAAGTATCTGAAGATGGAAACTGGGTATTTGTTGGTGAATATAATTATTGGAGTGGGTCAGTTCAAGCTGGCCGCATTCACGCTTATTTAAGATCAGGAGATGCTTGGAGTTATAGTCATAGTATATCAGCTGGAAATACACAATATGAAATAGGTAAAGCTTTTAGTTTAAACAGTAATGCCACAAAAATGGCGATTGGTGCTCCAAAATATACAGATGGTAATGATGCTGATAGTCCTGGTGATTATAAAGGTGCTATTTTAATTTATACAAGAACAGACGCTAATGCTACCAGCTGGACTCAAAGAGCAATTTTAAGAAATCAAGATATGCAACAATATGGCGCGCCAAGTTCTGGTCAAATGGGTAATAATAATCTACATATGACTCGTGATGGTAAATTTATACTCGCTGCAAGTCAAACAAATTATGCATCTGGCTCTGTTAATAAGTATGGTGGAATGGACGTTTGGAAAGACACATCATCGGGTAATGACGGCACAGCATGGACTAAACAAAGTGGCATAACAGGAGCAGATTTATCTCTTACTAAATCTATATCGCATGCTACAGCATTTACTGGTGATGCATCTAGAGTATTTACCACTGTCGGTGATAATGCTCAATTAGGATCTGTAGCCAGAAACTATGTTAAAGTATTTAGACCTACTTAAGGATATAAAAGATGATTAAAGAATCACCAACTGTAAATACTTCAGCGATACCAAATCCTGCAGATACTGCAATGGGTCCAAAGTTTAAAACCAGCAGAGTACATGATCGTCGTAAGAAAAAAGGTCGACCACTTTTACTCAAAAGATTTAGAGATTATTATAAAGAAAAGGGTATAGAATAATGGCTGAATCAAAAGCTAGACTTATGGCAGGAAATTTCCGAGTTTCCGGCGGTCCATCACCCACATTATCAGGAGCTTTCTCAATCACAGGTACAGCTAGTGGTGGATTAGACTCTGCTGATGTCAATGCTCTAATTACATCAAATAGTAGTGACTTAGATTCAGCTGATGTACAAACAATAGCTGGACCATTGAGTAATAGAAATATGATTATCAATGGATCAATGGTAGTAAGTCAAAGAGGCACATCTTTTGTTGGTTTAAATGGTTATGGTTTAGATAGATGGTCATTTTCTGGTTCTCATGATGGAGCTGTAACTGTTACACAAGATAACACAGTACCACTCGGCGAAGGTTTTCAACACAGTATAAAATTTGATGTAACATCTGCAGACACTTCTATAGGCGCAGCTCAGTTTTATCAGTTTTTTCAAAGAATTGAAGGTCATAATATAGCTCATCTGGAGTGGGGAACAGCCAATGCTAAATCAGTTACATTAAGTTTTTGGATACGTAGTAACGTTACAGGTACTTACAACGTCTATTTTCTGAATAACGATATAAACAGATTTTGCCCTGTTAATTATACAATAGATAGCGCAAATACATGGGAAAAGAAAACAATAACAATTGCCGGCGATACAACAGGAACGTGGCTTAATAATAATTCAATTGGATTATATGTTCTTTTTAATCTTGCTTTAGGAAGCAATAATTTAACAGGTACAAATGCAACATGGGCAACTTCTGGTGCAGGAATAAGTGGAACTACTCAAGCAAATCTTTTGAGTAGTGATGCTAATGAACTTTATATTACTGGCATTCAACTTGAAGCTGGAACTACAGCCACATCCTTTGAGTTTGAAAATGTTGGAAATATACTGGCTAAATGCAAAAGATATTATCAAAGGTATAATAGACAAGCAAACTATGCAGGGCTTGGTATGGCTGTTCCATGGTCGTCAACAAATGCAAATTTGATGTGGTTTATGGAAGTTCAACCAAGAGCGAACCCAACTATTGAATACGGTCATCTTTCTCACTTTGATTATTTTGGAGTTACAGGAGCTGGTGCTGGTGGAGTTCCGACTGGATTCAGTAATTCTGGATGGGCTGGTGGCAATAATATGGATATTGGATTTACCGGCAGTGGATTCTCTCCAGCAAGAGCGATGCTTATAGAATTCGATAATACGGCAACTAATTTACCAGCATTTTTGGCGATTAACGCGGAGTTATAATATGGCATTATATAAATTAACATTGTTGAAAGATGGAACAGTAGGTGGAGTGTTTAGTGATGAGCTAAGAAAGGCAATTCCTAAGGATTCAGCTAATCGCGATTGGTTAGAATATTTAGAATGGGTTGCTGAAGGTAATACTCCAGATTCGGCCAATGCTTAGAATATACATATTAGTCTTTGTTATTGCTATACTTGGTGGTATTGGTTATGGAGCTAAGTATTATTATGATACAACTCAGGCAACTATAGCCACTCTCAGAGAAAATAATGTTAAATTAGAATCTGCTGTAGAAACAGCAGAACAATCTGTTGCCACTTTGCAACAAGATATGGTGAAGATTGGTGAATTAAATAAAGAATTATCAGGCGCATTACAAAAAGCAGAAGCTTATGGTGATGAGCTTAGAACAAAATTAAGTAAATTGAATTTGGTAGTGGAAGCACTTAAAGATTCAAAAGTATTAGAAGGAAAAATGAATGGCGCGTCTGCTAAATTATGGCGTGGCCTCATGGACGATACCGGCGGTGATGGCAGTCGCCCTAATCCTCAGTGGTTGCAGCAGGTTCCAACCGGAACCGGAGATAAAAGTAGTGACCAAAGTGGAAAGGGTACAGATACCGACAGTAGCGAGACCGAAGCCACTCCAGCTCAGTGACACAAGAGTTTTTGTAGTCACCAAAGATAACTTTGAAGAATTCGAAAAAGAATTTACAGAGTTGTATGGTGACTTAGCTTTTGTTGCTTTGAGTATGAAAGATTATGAAAATTTAGCGCTGAATATTTCAGAGTTAAAGAGATATATAAACCAACAAGACGAAATCATAGTATACTATGAAAAAGCCGTAACCAAGGAAGCTGATGATGGCCCATAAATTTAATGAGAATACCGAATTGTCTATGCCTATTCGCAATCTAATTGCGATGGTAGTAGGTGCAGCAATTGGAACTTGGGCATACTTCGGTATTATAGAACGATTAAATACGATTGAAAATAAACTTATCATGACTGAAGCCGATTTAGGAATGAATACTGAGTTTAGAATTAAATGGCCAAGAGGTGAGATGGGTTCACTACCAGCTGATTCTGAACAGTTTATGTTGATTGAACATTTAGCAGGTGAACTTGAAAAATTGACCAATCAAATTGAATCAGGTGAGGCACCATATGATCAACAGCAACAACTTACTCTTAACTTCTACAAAGATCGTATCGAACAATTAGAAGCAGAGGTAAAAGGTATAAGAAAGGATATGATGAGTATGGTGCATGATATGAATAATATTAAGCCACCTTCAGATCATAGCGGTCATTAAAATGGTAGGAGAATTTTTTGTATTACTAATGTTCTTTGGAGAGCCAACGACTCTTAAAGAATTTACAATTAGAGATAGCGTAAGTGAATGTCTTAGTGCAAAGCGAAGTATAGAAAGAACTTTGCGAGGTGGTAGGTCAAAATCATACAGTGGATCTGTACGATTGGCGTGTAAGAAATTAGAAGTAGAACATGACGCAGAGTATAATATTATAAGATTTGTAACAGATTTAGATACAGTATTAGGACCACAGCGTTAGGAGAAACCAATGGATTTTTTAATTGATCAACTCACCACATGGTGGCAATTTACAGTAGTAGGCGTATTAATTATTATAGGATGGCTAATCAATAGATTAGGAGTTGATCAAGACGAGGATATTATTGGTTTTAAATATATCGATATGCCACAATTAAAACCATTAAAAATTGATACTGCGCGTAAAGGTTTTTGGGGTGCCATATGGATGTGGTTAACAGGAACTAGACACTGGATGGTAGCACAAGATTGGGCTTATGAAATGAATGGCGAACATTTTGTAATACCAGCAGGATTTAAGTTTGATGGAGCATCGATACCAAAGTTTTTACATACTTGGTTATCACCAACAGGTGTATTATTAATGGGTGGCTTAGTGCATGATTATGCATATAAGTATGAAACACTATTAAGAGCTGGTAAAAAAGAAACAATGGGTGTAATAGATCAAAAGAAAGCTGATGAAATATTTAGAGATATTAATATCGAACAAAATGGATTTCACTTTCTTAACAATCTAGCATATTGGGCCTTACGCATTGGCGGATTTGTAGCATGGAATGGCCACCGTAAACGCAACTGTAAAATTGACGGACTAAATGAATTTAATGCGTCAAAATTGTTGGGAGAAGAGTAATGTACGAATACAGAGCAACAATTAATAGAGTAGTTGATGGCGATACGGTTGATATAGATATTGATCTTGGATTTGGTATATGGATGAAAGATGAACGTGTACGTGTAATGGGTATAGATACACCTGAATCTCGAACTTCTGATAAAGTTGAGAAAGTTTTTGGACTTGCAGCAAAAGATAGATTAAAAGAACTTATTCCAGAAGGATCTATTCAAGTACTAAAAACAGAGGTAGATAGAGATGGAGAAGATGCTAAAGGTAAATTTGGTAGAATCTTAGGAGATTTTATTGTTGACGGAGTTCGTATAACTGATACGCTTGTTAATGAAGGACACGCTGTAGAATATCATGGTCAATCAAAAGATGATATTCAAGATCAACACATGGCTAATAGAGAAAGATTAATTTCGGAAGGCAAAGTCGTTATATGATAGAATATAAATGTGGACCTACTTGGGATCGAAGAATAGTTACTCTCGAACCTGCTAAAAAAGTAGCTTTGTTAATGTCAGGCGGCATCGATAGTCTTGTCTTATATCATCTCTTAAGTAGACATACTGAAGTTAAAGTTTATACAGCAGATAGAGGCGATGGATTTGACACGCCTTTAACAGTTGCCGAACATATTGGTGAATGGCCTAACACAATTAATGTTGATCCATCTAATCCAAAAGAAATGCTAGTAAAAGCAATTCAACATATTCGAGGATTAGATATTTATTTAGGATTAAATGTTCAACCACCTATTGAGCATTTTCCGCAATTCGATATAGATGGTCGGCCATACAGACCATTTTATATACCGTTTAAAAATGTAAAAGCACCATTTTTACATATGTACAAATATCACATTATAGACCTTGCTCATAAAGAAGGTATAGATATTAGTGAATCACAGAGTTGCCTACATTTTCAAGCCGGCCATTGTAGTAAATGTTGGCAATGCAGAGAAATTACGTGGGCATTTGACATGTTAAGGAAAGAAAAGAATGAGAGACCTACTACTGACAGCAGCACTAGCCTACGCGAAGGGCAACGTAGATAAACGTATCGCAAATATTGAAGTATATCTTGCAAATCCAGCAGGTATCGGAGAACACTCCGATATTATTGAAGCAATTCAAATTGAGCTAGATGAATTAGCAAAATATGATGACCAAATTGAAATGATTAATAAATATTTTCTTCCAGAGACGTGATTTAGCTGTTTACAAAACAGTGAAAATGATATATAATACTACATCTATTAAACAATCAAAAAAAGAGGTATATGGGTATGCAAACACAGTTTGTAGACACGAGGGAGTTTTTGTCCGAAACTCGATTCTATGATGGATATTCTCGTTTTAAGGAAGATACTGGACAGTATGAAGACTGGAATGAAGCAGTCGACCGTGTTATCGAAATGCACGACAAAAATTATAATACACACTCAAACTTGTTAGCACCATATCTTAATGAAGCAAAAGATGCGTACAGAGAACAAAGAGTTCTTGGTGCACAAAGAGCTCTTCAATTTGGTGGAGAGCAATTACAAAAACATCAAATGCGTATGTACAACTGTACGTCTTCTTATGCCGATCGTCCTGCTTTTTTTGGCGAATATTTTTATATTTTACTTTGTGGTGCAGGTGCAGGTTTTTCTGTTCAACAACATCATGTTGCAAAATTACCACAACTTCAACCACGGACAAAGCAAGCTAAGGGATACATAATCGAAGATTCTATTGAAGGATGGGCTTCTGCTCTTGATGTCCTTATGTCTTCGTATTTTGTTGGAGGTGGTAAACATCCAGAATTTGAAGGTCGCAGAGTATTCTTTGACTTATCACAAATTCGTCCAAAAGGTGCAAAGATTTCTGGTGGGTTTAAAGCTCCAGGTCCAGAAGGCTTGCGCAAATCTCTTGATAAAATTGAGCATATGTTACAAGCAAAGGTAATAGATTCGAAAGATCCTGTAAATATTACTCCTCTTGTTGTATATGATATTTGTATGCATGCAGCTGATGCCGTTCTTTCTGGTGGTGTCCGCCGCTCTGCAACTATTTGTTTGTTTTCTCCAGAAGATGATGAAATGATGACAGCAAAAACTGGTAACTGGTTTATGGACAATCCACAGCGTGGCCGTTCAAATAATTCTGCTGTAATTGTTCGAGATGAAGCAACTCCTCAAATGTTTACAAAAATTATGGAATCAGTTAAATCATTTGGCGAGCCAGGTTTTTACTTTACAACCTCGAAAGAACATACAACAAATCCTTGCGTTGAGATTGGTATGTTTCCACAATATGATGGAGAATCAGGTTGGCAAGGTTGTAACTTAACAGAAATAAATGGCGGCAAATGCCATACAGAAGAAGACTTTTATTTGGCTTGTAGGTCTGCCGCCATTTTAGGTACATTACAAGCAGGATACACAGATTTTGAATTCTTAAGTCCAGTTTCAAAAAATATTTTTGATAGAGAAGCATTGCTTGGAGTTTCTATTACTGGATGGATGAATAATCCTAAAGTCTTATTTGACGAAAAAGTTCTACAAAAAGGAGCAAAGATTGTTAAAGAAGTCAATAGAGAGGTTGCTGCTATCATTGGCATTAATCCTGCTGCTCGGACTACATGCGTTAAGCCAAGCGGTAACGCAAGCGTCCTCTTACAAACAGCAAGTGGAATCCACGCAGAACATTCCAGCTTGTACATCCGTAACGTCCAAATGAATAAAGAGTCTGAAATTACTCAAGCGATTACAAAAGCAAATCCATATATGGTTGAAGAATCTGTGTGGTCTGCAAACGGAACTGATGTTGTGGTGTCGTTTCCTATTGTTCCAAAAAAAGGATCAATGTATAAAGACGACCTATATGGTGTAAAGCACTTAGAATTGGTTGCTAAAGCACAAAAACATTGGGTGATTGCAGGAACAAACGAAGAACTATGTGCAGATAAAGGCATTCGGCATAATGTATCAAACACTATTATTGTAGATGATTGGAACGAAGTAGAAAAATATGTATTTGAGAATCGTTATTCATTCTCAGGTATTTCATTTTTATCTCCAACAGGAGACAAAGACTACAATCAAGCGCCAAACACTGCAGTTATTGATGAAAAACAAATGGTTAAAAAATATGGAACAGCGGCCATCTTTGCGTCAGGTCTTGTTGTTGATGCAATGAAAGTGTTCCCTAATTTGTGGGATGCATGTTCTACAGCTCAAGGTATGGGTATGGATATTAGCCTTGAGTCCGCTGAAAACTCTGCAAGACAAGATTGGATCAGACGTTTTGAAAACTTTGCAAATAACTACTTTAAGTCTGATATGAAAAAAGCAGAGCATTGTTTGAAAGATGCTTATCTTCTACATAAATGGAATAAAATCCAGCAAAATCTAAAACCTGTAAATTGGAAAACAGATTTAACTCAACAAAAATTTACTGATGTTGACACATTAGCTGCTGCAGCTTGTGCTGGTGGAGCTTGTGAAATCGACTTCTAAAATACCGTCACCGTGTATTAAGGTGTGCACTATAGAAAACGACCATTGCTTAGGCTGTGGTCGTTCTTTAGAAGAAATAAAAGAATGGTTTTATTGCGACGATAAACGTAAAATGGAGATAATAAAGCATAGTGGAAAACGAGTACCGGATAGAATGCGAAGAGTGTGAATCAACAACAATCGTATTAGTAAATAACGGTGAACATCCAGAATATTGCCCTATTTGCGGAATCGAAACTGATGTAGAAGACATATCTGAAATTAATATATAATAGTATGTGGTATTATAATGAATCTAAATATGATGAAACCCCCGATGAGTACCAAGGATTTGTGTATGTCATCACAGAATTGGATACAGACAAAAAATATATCGGTAAGAAGAACTTCTGGCGGCCTAAAATATTACCAAAAAATAGTAAAAGAGCTCGAAGGAAAAGAACCCGAGTCGAGTCTGACTGGCGAGAATATTATGGATCTAATAAAGAACTTCAAATACTCATTGAACAACGAGGGAAAAATAGTTACAAAAGAGAAATCTTAAGGCTATGTAAAACTAAAGGTGAGATGTCATATTATGAAGCGAAATTACAATTTGATAACGACGTCTTATTAAGAGATGATTACTATAATGAGTTTATAGGATGCAAGATACATTCGAGACATTTACCGAAAAACTTATAGCATTTTATGGCGATAAGCTAGCAAATCCAGAAATATATCCTGAAGTTTTTTCGTATCAAGTAAAAATATATATGTACATTTATGGAAAATAGTGGTATAATAGACCTACAATAAACATAGGAACTATATTATGATTTTAGTCGACTTCAGCGCCATTGCCGTGGCCAATATTGCAGTACAAAAACTTAACGAAGAAAATATGATTCGTCATATGATTCTTAATACGTTGCGTATGTATCGTACAAAATACAAAGATACATATGGCGAACTTGTACTTGCCTGTGACGGACCCAATAATTGGCGTAAATCACACTATCCTCAATATAAAGCAAATCGTAAGAAGACTCGCGATTCATCTTCATTTGATTGGAATGCTGCATTTACTATTATGAATAATGTACGCGAAGAAATCAAAGAAAACTTTCCATACAAAGTATTACATATAAACGGCTGCGAAGCTGATGATATTATTGCCACACTGGTAGAAAATACTCAAGAATTTGGTCAATACGAGGATGTTATGATTATTTCTGGTGATAAAGACTTTGTACAATTACAGAAATATGACAA